GAGAAGCTACTAGGTATTAAGAGAAGGTTTGTATCGCAGGGTATACCAGATAAGTATGCACAAGAGTATCTTAACTATCCAATAGATGAAGGTACTGCCTATATTCGTAGAGGTGACTTACTTCCAATGGAAGATGATGATAAGTCAAGATCTATGAAATATTATGTAGGTGTCGATTTCGCCCTATCTAAGACAACATATGCTGATTACACTGTATTCGTTATTGTAGGTGTAGATGATGAAGGTACGTTCCATGTAGTTGATGTACGTAGGGACAGATGGGATACATACGGTATTGTAGAGGAGTTCTTCTCAATACAGAATAGATATCAACCAGAGGTCTTTGTAGTAGAGAAAGGTACAATCTGGTTAGCTGTAGAAGCTATGTTACAGAGAGAGATGTATAAACCTGTAAATACACAGAAGGGTTTAGTTAGATATGACCCAGTTGGAGTATCTCAGGATAAGTTAGTTAGGGCAAGACCATTACAGCATAGAACCAGAGCAGGAGCTATTAGGTTCGATAAGGAAGCTGATTGGTATGAGGAGTTCGAGTTAGAACTACTGAGGTTCCCTAGAGCAGCTCATGATGACCAAGTTGATGCATTAGCTCACTTATGTCAACAGATAATTAAGTTCCAATTTGCTGATACTCCTGAGATGGAGAATGAGGCAGAATATACAAGACAACTACAAACCATGTCATTTGGTGTGGGTAGATCCAGAATAGGCGGATATTAGTGAGTAATTTTAACTATAGTTTTGACAAGTTAGCTAATAAAGATGATATAGTTACTTTCCTGTCAGATGATGAATTGGATAGTATAGGTACTGTAATATCTGAAGGTATCCAGAATGATATCAATTCTAGGGCAGCATGGACTAAAGATATGGATGAGTGGCTTAAGCTAGCTGCTCAAGTAAGAGAAGATAAGCAATTCCCTTGGCCAGATGCCGCTAATGTTAAGTACCCTATACTTACTATTGCTGCTACCCAATTTGCAGCTAGAGCGTACTCAGCTCTATTATCAGGCCCAGATTACGTACAAGGTAGGGTTGTAGGCCCAGATGCTACTGGAGAGAAGACAGAGATAGCTATAAAGATTGGTAAGCATATGTCTTATCAGCTTAAAGAAGAGATGGAAGAGTGGGAAGAAGATACAGATAGATTACTACATACACTGCCTATCACAGGTACAGCCTTCAAGAAAACATACTATGACCCTTCAGTTGGTCGTCCAGTCTCAGAATTCGTATCACCTAAAGAACTAATCATAAATTACCATGCTAAATCCCTAGAGAAAGCATACCGTAAAACTCACGTATTATATTATACTAATAATGAAATGGAGAGTATGGTTCGATCTGGCTTATATAAAGAGTATGATAATGAGCTAGAGATAACAACTAGTGAAGCTCCTCTAACTAATGCAGATGATTCACAGAATCTTAATCCCGGTATTGTAGATACGGCATCCACATATACACTATATGAGTGTCATACATGGTTCGATATAGATGGTGATGGATACGAAGAACCATACATTATAACAATAGACTCTAAGACCAATAAGGTACTAAGAGTAGTCTCTGCTCTATCTGAGAAAGAGAATGCAGTACAACGTAATGAGGTTGGTAAGATTTCTGTCTTATTACAGAAGCAATACTTTACCTCTTTCATATTCATCCCAGATCCTAATAGTGGTGTATATGGCTTAGGATTTGGTTCCTTACTAGGGCCTCTGAATGTAAGTATAAATACAATAATCAATCAATTATTAGATGCAGGTACTCTGAGTAATATGCAGAGTGGTTTCATAGCCTCTAATATACAACCCCAAGGCGGTGATACAGGTTTTAGACCGGGTGAGTGGAAGATAGTTAATTCATATGGTACTGATATCCGTAATGGTATTATACCTCTACCAGTAAGAGAACCCTCCGGTGTTCTATTCTCCTTACTAGGTATGTTAGAGCAAGCATCTATGAAGATGGCCTCTGTAGTAGATATCCTAACTGGGGAGATACCCGGTCAGAATACTAAGGCTACAGTTGCAATGGCAGCTATTGAACAAGGGCTTAAGGTCTTCTCTAGTATTTATAAGAGACAGCATAGATCACTCAAGAAAGAATATAAAAAGATATATGACATTAATGCAGAGTTCTTACCAGTAGAACAGTATGTCTCTATCTTTGATGCAGAAGATATGGAGACTATAGGACAGACAGATTACGATATAACTAGTAATGATGTAGTCCCTTATAGTGACCCTAATGTATCCTCTGAACAACAGAGAATAGCCAAGATTCAGGTAGTACAAGAGTTACTACAGACTGGTGTTATCAATGTTAAAGAATATGTACGTAGGTTCTTAGAAGCAACAGATCAACCTGCGATAGAAGTATTAATGGATGTTCCACCACCACAGCCAGATCCTATGGTTATATTGGAACAACAGAAATTCCAGCACGAGAGAGAGATGGATATATGGACTCTCCGATTGAAGGAAATCGACTTAGACCTTAAGGCTACTAAAGATCGTATAGATGGTATCCTGAAGATAGCTAAGGCGGAAGGTGAGGAGATTGGGGAACAAGTCAGCTTATATGACAAGTACCTTGATAAACTTATGCAACAAGAAGACCAACTGATGGAGCAACGTAGACAAGCGCATGAACAGCGTATAGCTGAGAAGGCACTAGCCCAACAACAGGCTCAACAGCAAGGTCAACAACAATAACCTAGAGGATACTCTAAAATGGCGCAAGAAGTAATAACAAGACAAGAATATGTAGATTGGAAACGTAACCCATGTACTAGTTCTTTTCTAGAGAACCTAGATAACAACTGTAAGGTCTTAATGATGAATTGGTCTAAAGATGCTTATAAGGAGAGTGGTTCAGAGGAAAAGATTAAGGGAATGATAGAAGCATACCGACTTATACTACAAGGTTTCAATGATAACACTGTAGTAGCTTTTGAGAAGGAAGATCTCGATGCGTAAGGCGGTTATGGAACCATGTGGTCACAGGGTATTAGTCCTACCTAAAGTAGTTGAAGAGAAATCAGAGGGTGGTATTATCATCCATACTGATGAGACAACTATGAAGATGGAGAAGGCTGGTAATGATATTGGTACACTGTATAAAGTAGGCCCTAATGCTTGGAAAGCATATGATAATGGAGAACCTTGGGCTAAAGAGGGAGATACAGTAGTTTATGCTAGGTTTGGTGGAGTATTTGTTAAAGATCCAAATACGGATATTGAATATATTTTATTAAACGATGAAGACTTAGCTTTGGTAGTAGAGACGGAAGTAGAAGATATAGAAATAACAGAGGAAATATCCTAATGAGTAAAGATCTAGATATAGATAATGGTAAAGATGTAGATAAAGGCGCAGGGGAAGAAGATATTCAAGAGTTGTCTCCTGTACAACAAGAGGCAACTGATAGAGGTTGGACAACAAAGGAAGGGTTTAAAGGTGATCCTGAGAAGTGGGTTGATGCTGGAGCTTTCATCACTAATGGTGAGTTGATGGATAAGATCTCTAAGCAGAATAGTTTACTTAAGAATCAGGGTAAGGCTATTGACTCTTTTAAGAAGATGCAATCCAGTATTGAGAAGAGAGCCATTGAGAAGGCTAAACAACAACTACTAGCAGATAAAGCAGAAGCTTATAATGCTGGTGATGGAGAAGCTATTGTCCAGATAGAGGAACAGATTAAGGTAGCTGATAAAGAGCTACAGGATGTCGTTAAGGAAGCAGAGGTTGTAGATCATGGTGCTGTATTCAGTGAATACTTCTCCAATCAATGGGCTCCTAAGAACGATTGGTATAAGACAAATGATGTAATGGAAGCCTATGCTGATAAGATTGGTGTAGAGCTATATAATAAAGATCCATCAGTTGATCCATCTGATATTATGGCTGTAGTGGATAAGAAGATGCGGGATAAATTTCCTGTACAATTTGAGAATCCAAGTCGTAGTAAGGCAGGTGCAGTAGGTGGAACTAACCAGAGCTCTGGATCAGGTAATTCAAGAGGTTTAATCTCTAAATTAACTGCTGTAGAGAAGAAGGTTGGGAATGATTTAATCAAGATGGGTGTATTTAAGAACTTGAGTGAATATGCTCAAGCCAATGCAGATACCCTAGCTAACGAACAAGAATAGGATACTATTATGTCAAATGACAAATTGAATACGGTCACAAATAGTGATCAAGTAGAAGCTAAGAAGAATACACGTAACGCTAATCCTACAGCAGGTGCTGTTGATGAGAAGCGTCCTAAACGTATCTCCGTAGCTAAACAAAGAGATAAGCTCTCTGTAGAGGGACAAGACCCCTCTCGTCACTATCATTGGATTAATGATAAGGATGATGGACAGCGTATCTATAAGTTAGAACGAGCGGGATACCGTATAGAAACAGATCAAACGCTAACTATTGGTGTTAAAAAGATGTCTGACTCATCTGGGTTAGGCACACCTCATCGGCAATTTGCTGGTGTAAACAGAGAGGGTGCAACAATGTATGCATACTTGATGTCTACATCTAAAGAATTCTGGAATGAAGATCAAGCTGAGAAGCATAAAGAGATCGACAAACAGATGAATGAGCAGACTGCATTAGAAGAGGGCTTCTACAACCCAGAGGGTGACGCTACACGTATCACTGATGATACAGCTAACCGAAGGTACTAGAAGTAAAATATAGGTATACTATATAGTAAAATATCAATAACAGGGCGTGCAATTAAATTTAACTAAATAAAGGAAATAAATTATGGCGAATGTTGATCGTCCAAATGGATTCCGTCCTGTACAAAATGCAAACGGAAGTCCTTATAATGGTATGAGTCAGAAGTACTACAGCTTGTCAGACAACCTTTCGGTTGGTGACGTTGTTATCGCTGTTACAACTGGTGAAGGTAAGTACCGAACAATAGGTCGTTCTACTAATGGAGCAACTGATATCATGGTTGGTGTAGTTACAGGGTTTGAAGTAAATCCAGATAACTTAGCTAATAACTATCATACAGCTTCAGCAGTATACGGTGTATTTGTCTGTGATGATCCAAATGTAGTATTTGAGGCTCAATCAGATGATGCCAGCTTATCTAAAGCTGACCTTGGTTTAAATGTAGATTACACTGTTACAGCTATTGATACTGATACTGGTTTATCCGGTATGGAAGTTGATGGTAGTTCAGCAGTAACACTTATTGCAACTCCTTGGCGTATTGTCGGGTTTGTGGATAAAGAGGATAATGATGAGACTTTGACTAATGCTAGAGTTCTTGTGAAGCCTAATATGCATAAATACGCAGCTGATGGCGGTGTGAGTGCTGGTGTATAATCTAAAATATTATAAGGAGAATAAATAATGCCTATTTCAAGTAATGCATGGGCGAAGGCTATGTGGCCGGGACTTAATGCAATATGGGGTAATGACTATAAGGATTGGAATCCAGAGCATGTAGCTTTGTTTGATGCCTTTACAGATAGTCGCAAATATGTAGAAGAACTTTCTACTAGTGGTTTTGGTCAAGCTGGTATCATAGCAGAGGGCGGTTCCGTCCAGTATGATACTGAACAACAAGGTTTCGTAACCCGTTATACTCACGTAGAACGTGGTTTGGGATTCATTGTTACCCGTATCGCTTATGAAGATGATCAGTACATGGTTATCGCTCATGATGGTGTTAAGGGCTTGTCTAAGAGTATGAAGGATACACGTGAGACTGTTGCTGCTAATGTATATAACCGCGCTACAAACGCGTCCTATACAGGCACAGGCGGTACTACACTGTTGAACTCATCTCATCCTAATATCGCTGGTGGGACTTACTCTAATCAATTATCAGTAGCTGCTGATCTATCTGAAGCATCATTAGAACAAGCATGTATTGATATTGGTAAGTTGACAAATGATCGTGGTTTGAAGGTCGCATTGCGTCCTCAGACACTCCACATCCCTGTTGATAGTGAGTTTGAAATTGAGCGTATCTTGAAGTCACCTTTACGATACGGTACTGCGAATAATGATTTGAATGCAATTGGCTCTATGGGCAAGTTCCCAGGCGGAGTGCATATCAATCACTATTTCACTGATACTGATGCATGGTTCATCCGAACAGATGCAGCTAATGGTATGAAGTGTTTTAACCGACGAGCTCTAGAGTTTGTTCAGGATAATGACTTTGATACTAGCAATGCCAAGTATAAGGCTACTGAGCGTTACAGCTACGGTTGGTCTAATCCAAAAGGTATTTTTGGTTCGGTTGGAGTTTAGTAGTAAGTAGTTGATTTATATGGGGTTGTAATGGCCCCATTTTATTCTTAAAGTATATATCCTCCCACATGGAGGAGTTGACAGCCTGTTCCAAGGCTAGGAGCTAAATAATATGGGAATTGCAAATTCAGGAACAAAGTATACTAATTTCTCTAATGTAGAAGTTGGTAATAGTACTGACCTAAATGGTAAAGTTAAGATTAATGGTCAGATTCAAAACAGTGGTAATGTAGATGTTACAGTATCAGCTGCTATCTCAGAGAACATCCAATCAGTAGAGCTTAATCATGCGACAGTTGTTGTTGCAGCTACTATTGCGGATGCTTCTAAACATCAAGGTTTATTTGTAGTAAAAGATACGAGCTCTGGTGGTACAGCTGCTCATACAATTACAATCACAACTGGTACATTCGATGGCACTAATAAGGTTGCTACTCTTAATGCACCTAATGAAGCATTGGTTGTCTTCTTCGATTCAGCTGGTAATGGTACTATCGTAGAGAACGTTGGTTTAGTTGTATTGTCGTAATGGCTAATAAGGGTAGACCTTCTAATTTTAATGCAGTAGAGATAGAGGCCTCTGAGGGCTTCTTTCCTCCATTGAAGTTAAAGGAAGGAGAACTAACAACTATCCCTGAGAAAGGTGCTGTAGAGTACCATGATGGTCATTTGATGTTTACTGGGGAGAATGACAGATATGCTGTATCCCTTAGTAATTCAGTAAAAACAACTACAACAACTGTAGAAAATACGATAGTTGAAACAACAGTACAAAGTAAGTTATTTCCAGCTAACTCATTACATGAAGATCAAGTTATCAGGGGCTCAGGTTATGGTTCCATTAGCAATGTAACAGGTGCTGATGATTTCGTTCTTAGATTTAAAGTTAATGGATCAACTATCCATACATTAACTAGAGTAGGTGGTAATGTTTCTGGTGCAGGTTGGTTTGTAGCTTTTGTTATGACCATCCGTAGCACGGGAGTAACAGGGGCTATGATTGACTTTGTAGAATACAGAGAAGGATCAACAAGTACAAGTAGCGCAGATATCACTGAACATGTTGTTGATACTACCGAGGATATTTTACTAGAAATGACAATAGAGTGGGATGCTGCTAAAGTAGGCAACATTTTTACATCCTCTCAGGGATTTATAGAACTAATACATTAAGGAATTAAGTTATGGCAGATGCAGTAAGTACTAAGGTGTTATTTACAGGAAATAACATATACTCTGTTCGTATCACAGGTAATAGTGATGGTACTGGAGAGACTGATGTAGTAAAGATTGATAAGAGCTCTCTTGCAGGGCCATTAGGTGTTGAACCTAATAAGATACGTATAGATGAAGTAACATGGGATATCTCTGGTTGGGATGGTATTAACTTAGAGTGGGATGGAACTACAGATTCTGTAGCTCTAGTATTAAGTACTAATGGATACACAGATTTTAGACCAGATGGTGGACTTATAGCTGATAATACAGATGGTACTGGTGATCTTTTACTAAGTACTGTTGGTACACCAGCAGCTGGTTATACATATGTAATTTACTTAAGATGTAGACTTAAAGGCGGAGTATAAGTAAATGGCAACTGAAACTTTCAGGGACTGGTGTAAGGAGAGTACTGCTACCACAGGTACAGGTACTATCACATTAGCTGGTGCTACAGCTGCATCATTCACTGAATTTACAGATGTCCTAGTAGATGGTGCTATTGTACCATATGCTATTATTGATGGTAATGATAGGGAAGAAGGTCTTGGTACATTTACAGCTACTGGCACATTACTGGCTAGAACTACAGTTTTGGCAACGTGGGTTAGCGGTACTTATGATGATACAGCTCCTACTGCTATTAGTTTATCTGGTAGTGCAGAAGTATATATAACTATGTCTTCTTTTCAGGCCATGAGTAGAACTGACACTAAGTTCACTAATATGCTATATAGAGACACAGCAACATTAAATGGTACAGCAATAAACGGACATGTTAACTTAGGTTCTGGTGCTTCTGTTACTGGTACAACAGCACAGGCTTATGACTATTGTACTGTAGGTGGTGGGTTAAATGTATCAGCTATAAATCAATATGCCACAGCTAGTGGTGGTAGTAATGTATCAGCCACAGGTGCATGGGCTACTGCGTCAGGAGGCATAAGTTCTGTAGCTTCTGGTACGAGTTCGTCAGTTGGTGGAGGTAATGGTTGTGTTGCACAAGGTAGTTACTCTACAGTGCCGGGTGGTAGAGGGGGTAAAGCAGCACATACACATTCTGTTGCTATGGGTGGTGGAGCATTGACACGCGCTAATTTTGATGTGGTCATTGGTGCTACTGATACAGGGACAGCCTCTTCAGCAAACAACACAATTCGTTTACAAGGTACAGGCGGGAATATAAAGATAGATGGAGCTGTAACTAGTCCAGAGGCTGATTATGCTGAAATGTTTGAGTGGTATGATGGCAATCCTGATGAACAGGATAGAGTTGGTAGGTTTGTATCATTACACCAAGGTAAGATAGTACAAGGAGCTGGTAGATCAGATAAGACTGGTATCTATAATTATTTAGCATCATTATTCACTAGTCCAAATAGTTCAACATCTATAGAGATGATTGGTATTATATCTGGAACTCCTTCTATAATTGGGGATGGAGCACCTAATCATTGGAATGGCAGAAATGTTAAGGATAAATTTGGTAGAAAGAATAAATTAAAATATACAAAACATGAGTGGGTTGATTTGGATGAGGATCATATAATAGTATATGTATCTGATGCGGATGGTAAACAATATTCTGAATACCCACAATACACACATAAAGGTATAATAGATAATAGCATTATACCTGTAGATTCAGAGGTGGAGATTATTGAGTTCCCAGAAGTAAGTGAAGGATATAATCCAAATACACCCTACATCCCCAGATCAGAGAGACAGGAATGGGATGCTGTTGGTTTAATAGGTAAATTAGTAGTAGATAGTGCTGAACCTATAACAGTAGATTATGTAGACCCTACAGGTGATGGTAGAGCTGTTAATGGTACTAAGTACAGAGTATTAGAAGTAATTGATAATTATACAGTAAGGATATTCTTTAAGTAATGTTAGGTACAGAACCTATGGCTGTAACACCTATGGCCACATTTACTCCTCCACCTGCTGTGACACCTGTAGGAACTAATAGAGGTGGTATGAGCACTATGATAAGACAGAGGAAACGAAGATAATGTCAGAGACAGGTAATCACAGCCCCAATGCAGGGTATATCCCCGGAGATCATTGGATAACATGCCAGAGATGCGGTTGTGACATACGTAGTTCTGATGGTAGAGAAGAATGGACTGGGTTAATAGTATGTGCTAAGAAGTGTTGGGAAGCTAGACATCCACAAGATTTGGTTAGGTCTATTAAGGAGGATACAGCAGCTAAGGGATTAGTTACCTCTGATTTCAATAGATCAGGTGATGTAATAACACAACAAGATAATACGTCTCCTACACTGACAATAGGGACAGATAACGAATTACAAGAGTGGTATACAGCATTAACTGCAAATAGAACTATTACATTTACAGCTAGTGGTGAGGACTACGATAGATTTACGATATATAGAACAGCTGGTGGTGCATACACATTAGATGTAGGTGGACTTAAGACAATACCAGCAAGTATTAATGCAGTAGTTGAAGTTGAGTACAGAGATGGTACTTGGTTTTTATTCAACTACCATACGTTATAGGATAAGATATGTCACTTTCAGGAAGTACTAATTTTACAATGACAGCTGGTAATATAGTAACCAGAGCACTTAAGAACTGTGGTATAGGTCTTAATGGAGAGACACCTACAGCTCAAGAGACCAATGATGCCTTAGAGGATCTTAATATCCTTATGAAGGCATACTCTCCTAAAGGGCTTAAAACATACCTACAGTACACGATATCAGTTACCCTAGTAGCTAGTACTAAGAACTATTCTATAGGCCCTACAGGGGATGTGGTGGCTGATAGACCTGTAGAAATAACACAAGCATTCAGACGTAATAGTGATAATGTGGATACAGAGGTAAATCTTGTAAGTAAACAGGAGTACTTCCAATTATCAGATAAGGACTCTTCTGGCCCACCTATTCAAATATACTATGATTATAAGCTGACTAATAGTGAGATAAACATATGGCCTGTCCCTACTACAGCTGATGCCTCTGAATACACACTAGAGTTAATAGCTAGGAAGTCTGCTGATGATGCAGATGCTACTACAGATGATATAGAGTTTCCTCAAGAATGGTATAGGGCTTTAATCTGGAACTTAACAGAAGAGGTTATGGAATCATATGACCTACCTGATAGTAAGCAAAGACGTATAAAAGCTAAAGCTAAGAATACACTTAAGGATGCAGAGGGTATGGATAAAGGCTCTAATACCTCAGTATACTTCCAACCTACAAGGAGAATATAGATGACAGTTGCTATACACGGTTATCCTGTCTTTAAATACTTCTTACCAGCTACGAATACACTAGCTGTAGGTGCTAAGTTGTTTACTTATGAAGTAGGTACTACAACTAAGAAGACTGCATATAAAGATTTTGATAAGAATACCTCACATACGAACCCTATCATCCTAGATGCTAATGGTGAGGTTCCTACCGCTTTATGGCTGGATGGTAAGTATAAGTTAGTACTTGCGCCCTCTAACGATACTGATCCTCCAGCCTCCCCATATTGGACTATTGATGATGTAGGTGATGAAGACCTTACAGCCTCAGTAGCCGGTGTAAGTAATAAGATACCTAATGGATCATTTGAGATAGATACGTCTGGTGATGGTGTTCCTGATAATTGGTCATTAACTGCTGGTACAGGTAACACTTTAGTTATTGATACAGCCTCTCAGATACATGGAGACACCTCTCTTAAGTTCACAATAACTAGTGCTAATACAGCAGATGCTATTACAGATTTCTTTGAGGTACAAGAGGGTGTACAAGAGATACTAAGGTTCTCTTTGAAGGCTAGTGCTGTAGATGCTAATATTATAGTACGTCTTAAATGGTATACAGATGCTCAGGTATTTGTATCTAATACAGATGTATACTCAGATAGTGCTGCTAATCCTACATCTTGGACTGATAAAGGATATTTATATACCCCCCCTAGTACAGCTAGATTTGCTAAGTTACAGATATTAGTAGCTACTACAGGTAAGACTGTTAATATAGATAACTTTAGGACTGCCCCTATAGATGATCATGATATCCCTAGAACTGTAACTGGGGAATGGATCATAGGCGGGGTATCTGCCAGTAATTTACTAGATAAAAGTGCTGCTGAGGTAGTATCTGGTCAGTGGGGTTTTACCGCAAGTGTAAAAGGTTTAGGTGGTAATTGGTTAATATCTCCTGATGGAGAAGATATAACACCTGCTCATGGCCTTGTTCTTAATAGAAATTCCAGTGGGGCTATATATACTCAGTATGTAAATAATGACACAGGGGTAGCGTCAACTAATGGATTTCTAGTTGGGATAACTGCTTCTGAGGAGGCATGGATATACAATATTCACAATAGTGATATGGTGTTTTTAACTAATGATAAAGAGGAAATGAGACTCCCATCTGCTGGTAGAGGTCTCATACTAGGAATACCAGCAGGGTTAGGCAAGGGAAATGGAACTGTAAATGCTGCTAATGGGTTTTATGATGACGGGGTTAGGATCAAAAGAACTGTAAATGATGAGTATACAACTAGTGGGACGACTGCTTCAATTGCGGGAGGCGCTCAGGTAGGTGCAACAATAACACATGGTTTAGGTACTGATGATGTTATGGTAGATATTCAAGCTAAAATAGATAACGCCACCTATGACGGACGATGGATGGTCATGGCAAGTATACCATCTGGGACTACCAACAATCCATACAATATATCAATACTAGGGTCAGATGCAGCTAGTGGTGCTAATTTTCCACCAGCTTCTATAATACATAATCCGTCAACTGGGACAATATCGTTGACATTTGATAATGTAGGGACGGTGTCTGCGACATGTTCATATAGGGTACGCGTCTATAAGAGGTCTGTATAATGGCTAGAATCCCACTAAATGGTCAATCATATGAGGGTATGTCTATTGACGCTAACTTCCAGAGAACTGTAAACTGGTATCCAGAGAGCGACCCTACAGGTAAGGATAGTATACCACTATACCCTACTCCGGGTCTTATAAACTTTACTACAGCTGGTAGTGGCCCTGTAAGGGCCTGTATAGTGTTATCTGACTTAGTGTATGTGATATCATCAGATGGCTTCTATAGTGTCACTACGGCAGGCTCAGTAACGAATATAGGCACTATCACTACTACCTCTGGTAGAGTAGAGATGGCTCACAATGGTGATGAGATAATTATAGTAGATGGTACACAGGGAGCACACTACAAATTAAGTACTACTACGTTTACAGCGGATCTAAATAGTGTAGATGCTGACTTCCCAAAAGTAGCCACAACAATATCCTTCTTAGATACATACTTCATAGTTAATGACCCTTCAAATACTAATGGAGCTAGTGTCCCGGGTGCATTCTTTATATCTGGTGTATATGATGGATTAACATGGGCTGCTCTGGATTATGATGTAGCAGAGAGATCATGGGATCAGATAGAAGCAATAAGAACAGCCAATGGTCAACTATGGTTAATAGGGGAAGATTCATCTGAGGTATGGTGGCATTCAGGTAATGCTGACTTCCCATTTGAGAGAATACCTAGTGCTGTAATAGAGTATGGTACATCAGCAGGACATACAGTATCCGAAGCTGATAATACACTAGTATTCTTATCTAGTAGTGATAGGGGTGCAGGACAGATACTACAGACTCAAGGGCATGGTACACCAAGAAAGATATCACATGATGGATTAGATGATAAATTACATAACTATACATTGGGTGATAGTTTCTCCTTTGTATTTCAGTGGAAGGGGCATACATTCTGTGTATTCACATTTCCTACATCAAATAAGACATGGGTATATGATCTAAGCACAGGTCTATGGTTTCAGTGGTCTACAGATGGTGATGATAGTAGACATATAAGTAATTCATACATATACTTCAATAATAAACACTATGTTGGATCTAGAGTGGATGGTACTATATATGAATTATCAGATGTAACATACGATGATGATGGTACAGCTATAACAAGATTAAGGCAATCCCCTCATCTACACTTTCAAGGTAAGGTTGGATGGATAAGGGCAATAGAGGCTATATTAGAGCAAGGTGTTGCTAATGGAGCAGTAGCCGATCCTCAGATGATGTTACAGTGGTCTAAGGATAGAGGGCATACATGGAACAGTGAACAGTGGAGAAGTGTATTAGGGTCTACTGGAGAGTACAGTAAGGCTAGTACATGGAGAAGAATAGGTAGAACAGAGGATATCATATTTAGGTTTAAGATGACTGATGCTGTTAAGGGTGTATTGATAGGTGCGTATATGGATGTATCTGGAGTAGGTGACTTAGAGGTTAGCTAGTATAGTAACATAGGGAAGTATTCATCAGCAGTAGAAGCAATAGCCTATGGATATGTTACAGTATACTCCATCACCCCCGAAAGACTATGGTTTCTTATAGTCTTGAAGGTTCTTTTATTATCTTCTCTAACAACTATATAAAGAATATTAGACAACAGAAACAGCAAATAGTTCAATTTATTTTCTTATAACAGGTATAAGTATAATTAATGTCACATAGAAGAACAGCAAGTAGATTACCATTAGAGCAACCATTACTTATGGAAGAGCAAGTAGAAGCTACTTGGGCTAAGTGGTTTACTACTATATCTGATAATACATATAGGTATGATAAGTATGAAGTAGATATTAATGTTACTAGTGTGCCTGCAAATAGTACATCAGAACAAACAATAAGTTTAAATGGGGTAGCTACTAATGATTTTGTTACGATTAGTAAACCATCACACACTACGGGATTAGGCATAGTCAATGTGAGAGTATCAGCGAAAGATACAGTAGCTATAACATTTATGAATACAACTGGATCAACTATAGATCCCGGATCAGAGATATACACTATAAAAGTGGAGAAGATATAGATGGGAATTAAAGCTAAGATGGAAGAGATTAGAGCTTCTGCTATAGAGGAGAAGGAGTATGCTGATAAGTTGCCTGCTCTTAAAGAGGAATATGCCTCTCTAGCTGTTGATGATCCTAGAAAGAAGGAACTTCATGGAGAACTATCTACATATGCTGCTAAATTTGAGTCTGAGATGGGTCATTTTGCAGGTGGTAAACTTACTGGAGATATGTATACCAAAGCAAAAGAAGGTTTAGGTCTAGGAGAGGAATTCTTTGAGGGGTCTCCTGAGTATAAGGCTGAGATTGGAAAGTATGAACAGTTAGGATATATAGAGAAGAAGATTGAACAAGGTATTACTGGTTCTAAAGAGGAATTAGATAAGTCTCTAGAAGCAATAGGCAGAGGTGCTGAGGGAGCTGCTGGTGAGTATACCGCTGGTGAGAAGAAGTTAACTGATATAGCTATAGCTGGTGGAGAGGATATTACAGAGGCAGCTGGTCGTGGTGCTACTGCCATGAAGGATGCCTATACAGAGGGCATGGATAAGGCTGGTACTCTTCTAGACCCATATGTTACGGCTGGTACTTCTGCTCTAGAGAAACAACAAACATTACTAGGTATTGGTGAGGGTGGTATGGAGGGTGCTCAAGCAGCACTAGAAGGTACTCCCGGATATCAATTCAACCTACAACAAGGTCTTAAGGGAATACAAGCTGGTGCTGCTGCTAGAGGTGGTACACTAGGGGGTAGAGCACTTAAGGAGCTACAAACTAGAGGAGCTGGTATAGCTTCTGGTACATATAATACTACTTTAGCCCAATTAGGACAAGTATCTGGTATGGGTATGCAGGCTGGTACTACACTAGCTGGAATAGGTATGGCAGGTGCTCAAGGTATTGCAGGAGCTGAGAGATTTGGGGCTACTGGTGCTATGCAAGGAGCACAGTTTGGTGCTACTGGACAGATGCAAGCTACTCAATGGGGTGCAGGCGGTAGGGCAGGTGCTCAATTACAGCAAGGTGCAGCTGAGGCAAGTGTATATGGGCAACAAGCTAGTACAGTAGCTAATTTATATGGTGGACAAGCCACAACAGGCACACAAATAGGTATGCAAGCTACTCAATCCCAAATAGGTATGCAAATGCAAAGAATGGAGGCTGATTTAGCTAGAGAGATGGCTGATTGGCAAGCTGGACAAAGTATGTTTGGTGATATGTTAGGGTTAGCTGGTAATGTTTTCGGTGGGCCAGTTGGTGGTAAAATAGTTGAAGGGATATTGGGATAGGAGCGCAATTATGAGTATGGCAGATATTATAATGCAGGGAACTGCAAGAGGTTTAGAGTCAAGATCTAGAGGTATGGCTCAACTTGGGGCTGGTATATCAAGAGGCATGGGTGAGTACACCCGTCAGAAAGAGAGGGATGAAGACCAAGCTATTAAAAGCAAGGAGTGGGAAGTAAAGAAAAGATTTATGAATGCTCAGGCTGATGCTCAAGAGACATCCGCTAAAGTAGCCAGATCTAACCTAACAGAACAAACTACTTATAAAGCTAATTTACAATATGCAGCTGATAAAGGACTAACAGATGCACAGACTGTTGATTATATGAATAAACATGGTAGTGCTAACCTATCTAATCAGTGGCTAAAAGGTAAAGAAGAGAATGATTCTACCTTATTAGCTCAAGAGACTACTAGACTAGATGCAATAGATAGACGTAGAAAGACGATACAACAAAACTTTGCCTCTGTAAAGAGTGAGGATGAGTTTAATCAAGCACTGGCCTATACTACAAAGCAATTGGGTAAGAACCCATTAGAGGGTCAAGAAGGGTCTTGGCAGGAACAACATAAGATGCTTATGGGTAATATGGGAACTATGGAGCAACTTACTAAGACTAAGAATGAAGCATTACGTGTAAAGAATAGAACTGACATAGAGAAGAAGGTCGATGCTGTAAAGAATGCACATAAGAGTAAAGATGCACAAATGATTGAGGCTACTGAGAGGGATTTAGAGAACTCTTATAAGAGGAAAGCTGCATTAACACATCAAGAAGAGATGAAGTTAAGAGATAAGAGAGCAGAGGCTAATGAGGCATACTCTAATAATGCTGATACAATACTAGATGCATACTTAGGACAGGAATCATTTGGTGGAATAGATGCTATGTCAGAGGGTTATGATATTGTAGCTCAACACCTCATTAAGCAACAGGAAGCTGGATGGGAACCTGCAAGAACAAAGAAATGGTTAGAGGGTTTTGTAACTATGGAAGTAGATAAAGATCCAACTTGGGGTACATTGTTTAATGGCCCACCTAAGATAGTTATAAGTGAATTTGCACCAGATCCAGTCAGTATGACCAGTGGTGATGTGCATTCTATGGCTAAACAAGCACAGGAGGCTTCTGAGGTTAAAGGTGCTGATGAGTATGAATATAAGATGGTTGATGGTAAGCGAATGAGACGTAAGGTTAAATAACTATGGCTAATGAATGGGAAGAGGTTGGCGCAGACCAATTCATGCTACAAGAGTTAGATAAGTACTCTAAAGAGAATCCTATAGATGATGGCTGGGAGGAGGATGGGTGGGAGGAAGCTCCTGCTAAAGAATCCTCTAATGGTGGATGGGAATTAGCCCCTGAGAGCTCCTCAGAGCCTGTTAGAGAGGCTTTACCGGATAATGGTGTAGATGTATCAAGTATAGTATCTAGAATGGCTAAGGAGAGCGTTAAGGTAGGATTTGGGGATTATACCTTTGATACAGGTATATCTCTAGAGGATATAGGTTCTGTATTTGGTAGTGAGGACTTTGCTAAGGAAACTACAGCTGAATTAATAGGTGTAGGACATAGCATGTCTATGGTTCCTAGAGGACTTAAGCAATTAGCTGGTATAGATGAAGAACAGATGAAGACAGAAGAAGCTGCTATGGATGTACTATATGCAGATGAGGAATTAGGTACTTCTGCTACAGCTGGTATGGTTGTTGGTGCTGTTGTTGAACCAGCAGGTATGTTAATGCCCGGAATGAAAGCTGCTAATATAGGTGGTCAGATAGTTAAGGGAGCTGCTAAGACCAATGTTATTAGGGCTGCTGTGGGTTCTGCTATATATGGTGGAGCTGCTTATACTAAAGAACAAGAAGATGAATCATTCCTAGAGAGTAAAGCTAAACAAATAGCTACATTTGCTGCATTTGGTGCAGGAGCTGGTACACTATTTGGTGGTACATTTGCTAGAGGGGCTAAGTCCACTATACCAAAGGGCGCTCCTCCTGTAATTAAGAAGGAAGTATCTAAAGCATATAGTGCTATTAGTAAGAGACTATCAGAGAAGGCCAAAGAAACTGGTGAGAAAGTACGTATAGATGATGCTGGTGTGTATATTGCAGCTGAGAAACAGATAGATGATATTGATTTAGCTATTGCTAGAATGATTAAGGATGATGCTGGTGAGATAGATCCTGTAAGGATTAGTCAAGAACTTAAGAAGAATATGCCATTTAAGTTTAATGGACTTAGAGATGCTACTAAGGTCACTGGTAGGAAGCCTAGAATAGGTATGACCAGAGATGAGGCAGAGGATGTAATAAATTACTTCACTAAAGCTGCTAGACAGAGTGAACTAGCTATAGGTGCAGATAAAGTAGTAGGTATGTTATCTACTCGTATAGGTAATAAGAGTCAGAGACTATTAGGTAGATTAGAGAGACATTTCCATGATAACAATAAGGCTGAGAAAGCTGCCCTAGATAAGGTTGATTCATTTATGGGTAGAGCTTCTGAGATATTTGGAAGACCTACTGGTAAGCAAAAGATTAAAGATGTAATAGCTGGTGTTAAGGGTGAGAAGATTGATAAGGTTAAGAGAGCTGCTGAGTATGATGAGTTCTCAGCTAAGATGCTTAGTGGGGATTACTCTGGTATAAGGAATATGCTAAGAGGTAAAGGGTATATGTCTAATAGTCATGAGATTAAGAGTCTTGATAACCTACAAGATTGGTTAGGTTCTAGAGCTAGACACCTAGTAAAGTATGGTATCCTTAAAGAAAGTCAGGTAATTGATAATTATTTCCCTCGTATAGTTAAAGATTTAGAAGGTCTTAAGACAGCTGTAGGGTCTAAGATGTCTAATCAGATAGATGATGCTCTTAATAAAGCTGAAGCTAAGATGATGGAAGCTGAGAGAAGAACACTTAATCAAGCAGAGAGGGCCTCTGTATTAAACAGCGTAATGGTTAAGTATCCTAAAGGTATCCAGACTAAGGGTGGTGGGTATACTAAGGGACGTACTATGGAGGAGATTGATCCTAAGTTAGTACAGTTCTATGAAGATCCATTAGAAGCATTACATACTTATGTACGTAATAGTACACAAGATATAGGTAAAGCTAAGTTATTTGGTAAGGTGGCTCAAAAAGAAAAGGTACTTAAGAAAGATATTATAAAAAGATATCTACCAGATAATCTAACAAGTAAGATTAGTAAAGATGAGTGGTGGAATGATACTGGTAAAGGATTACTTAAAAAAGCCAATAAGAAAGCAGAACCGCCTATAATGAGGGAAGGGCCTAATGGAACACCTGTTTTAGATGAATCTAGGAACATCGGGAGATTACTAAATGAAGAATTAGAGGCGGGCAATATCTCTACATCTGATGTACAAGAGTTACAGGAGATTATGGATGCGCTATTCTCTATAGGACAGAAGAGCCCTAGCTCTATAGTACAGGGGACTAGAAACATTATGTATGCATCCCTATTAGCAAACCCTATTAGTGCAGCAGTACAGTTTGGTGATGTGGCTATTAGTATGTACATTAATGGATTTAGAAACACAATAGAGACGATAGCACCTGCTGCTAAACATACCTTATTTGCTAAGAAAGGTTATATGAAGTCTATTATCCAAGATATGGGATTAAGAAGTCATATTACAGAGGAATTTGCTAGTACCGGTAAGACAGCTAAGTTCCTTAAGGTAGCTATGAAGGCATCAGGCTTTGAGAAGGTTGATACATTTGGTAAGGAAGTAGCTGTAAGAGCTGCTCTGAATAAAGCATCTAAGATGACTAGTACAGAGGCTGGTAAGAAGGCTTTCATTGCCCAACACAAGGCTAAATATGGTAATGAGATATATAAGATAGCAGAGGATTTAAAGGCTGGTAAGGCTTCTGAGGAGGCTCAGGTATACCTATTTAGTGAATTAAGTAGAATGCAACCTATCTCTAAGTTAGAGTTACCTGAGATGTACCATAGATTACCTAATGGTAGAATCATGTATATGCTTAAGTCCTTTATGCTAAAACAAATGGATATTGTTAGAAGAGATGGTATCCAGAAGATGATGAGTAAGAACCCTAAAGTACAATATCAAGGGGCTAAGAGCCTAACAGGCATACTTGTAGCACTAGGAGCAGGTGGTACTGCCTCTGGGGTGATACAGGAGCTTATGAAGGGTAATTTAGATGCTGTAGATGAGGCTGGTGATCCGGTTAAGTGGGTTACTAATATGACCAAGACATTTGGTTTAAGTGAATATACCATGAGAAAGATTGGTAAAGCCGATATAGGGGATGCTATAGGAGGTATTGTGTTACCACCATATGCCATGTTTGATGATGTATGGCAAGAAAGGAAGGATGAATTAGAACTTAATCCTAAAGCTGTTAAGAAGATACCTGTATTTGGTAAGCCAGCTTACTACTGGTTAATGGGTGGCATAGAGAAAGAGATTGAGAGTAAAGCCTACTGGGCAAAACAAGATGAATATAAACGGAAGAGAATAGCTAAGAGAGAAGCTAGAGGAGAATAGATGTGTCTGGACAAACTAATGATGTGATAGTAGCTAAAGAAATTGGGTACTTGAAGGCCAATACTGAGATTAATACTAAGAAGATAGAAGATTTCTATGATCTATTATTTAGTCATATGGCTAAGGAAGAGAAAGAAAGGAAAGTGCTAGATTACAAGATGACTGCTATGGGTGGGGCATTGATGTGGCTTATAGTCAAGGATACTGCAACTGCTAATAACTGGTTCACAAGCATCCTTGGACTCTTTATACCGGGCATCTAGAAGTACTCTGTGTAGAATACCTTTATGACGATAACCGTAAATATTGTAAAGGCTATATATCCCATAAATACCTAGTGGATTCTAAAATACCCCCTAGTGTCTCTACTATCACTATACCCCATAAGACATAGTATGTAGCTCTATTAACCTCTATTCTATCTGTTAATAATTTGTACATGTAAATGATCCTCCTCAATTAATACCTTTAATCCACGAATCCTAAAGTTATGTATTACAGCACTCCAATCACCCCCATCAGGCACTACATCCATAGCATGTCCTGATAGGTGCTTTGACTTAGGAACACCACCTACCATCTTATTCCTCTTAGGAGTTCTGATCCAAGAAGTAACAGAACACCCATGATTCAAACATACATAACTTACTATATCCGCTAGACGATTACTCCTACTATCCGCTACTGCACTTACGCTGTAACAGAGGAGTCCGATTGTAATAACTCTACATAGAGTAAGAAACATACCTTCATCCCTCCACTCTGTTTAACTAATTGTTTAGCCTTATTACCAGCTTCATCTATAGAAGATGCTGCTATTGTAACAGGCCCCTTACCCATGAAGTTAGCTCGATACATCTTTGTTCCCATCACCCAGTACCTCTTGTGTTTTATTATTAAAATACCTTCTCCAGACATAAGACCTAATATAGGATGTTACAGTGAAGATGCCGGTAATAATAAGACTATCACCTATATCTCCAACCTCAATATATCCATAATTAATTAACTCTGACACTAAATATATCCAGACTAAGAGAGAGATTACAAAGCCAGATGCTATATTAGCTGTGGCTTCTAAGTGGCTATGAAGTTTGGTCTGACTCATTCTCTACCTCCTTCTGTAGATTGGCCATAGCCCGCCATGCTACCTTAGCTGAGTGCCTGATACCATCAGAATCCAGTGTCCCGCGCTCAAGGAAGTGACGCCCTAAGGCATCACTCTCGTCCCCTGACTTGCTCCTGTCCCAATGTA